CCAACAGAAGCGCCCACGCTACACGGACGCCATCGGATTCATCGAGGCCCGCCAAGCCGCCGGCCTCGTCCCCAACGTCAGCGTCGAACTCGACGCCGTCGTCCTCGCCCCCGCCGCGACGCCGGAGGAGAAAGCCCTCTGGGACTTCCGCGTCGTGGATGCAGTCCTCACCGGCTGCGCCATCCTGCCCAACGGCGCCTGTTCCGATAGCGCCGGATGTGGCATCGGCCTCGCCGCCTTGACGGCAGGCTTCCAAGTCCTTGCCCTCCAGGGCATTGACGCAAAGGAGATGACCCCCATGTGCGACCAAAAGGAACTTGTGGCGTCGCTCCAGGCCAAAGTGACGGCCCTGGAGGCAAACGCCCTGAAGCAGACCACGGAACACGCCACCGCTCTCGCGGCCGAAGCAGCCAAGGCAACCGCCTTGACTGCGCAGGTCGCCGAGTTCGAGAAGGCGGACCTGGAAGCCCTCCAGGAGGCCGTCGAGGCCGCCGCCCCCAAGGGAACCGACGTCAAGGCCCTCCTCGGTGAGAAGCCGAGCAAGGCGGAGATGCTCGTGGCGCTCAAGGCGTTCAAGGCGGCCCCCAAGGCCCCCGCCGCCGCTGACGTGACCCCAGGCCTCGGCCTGGGCCGCCACACCGCCGCCGTCACGCGCGGCCCCACCGGGCAGCGCACGACGACCGTGAGCGGCAAGGACGCGGAGGCCCGCAAGGCCGCCCTCGCCCAACGCTACAAGTCGCTGGGCCTCGCGGCTCCCGACAAGAGCAAGGTGCCGGCGGCGTTGCAGCGCAACACCGACCGCATCCTCGCCCCACTGGAGGCGGCCGAGTAAGCCTCACGGCTGCTCTCGGACCAACCACTCAAGGAGGAAAAGAACACCATGGCTCACCCCCACCAAGTCCTCGGTCTGACCCAGACTGCGGATGTCACCGACCTCATCCCCGAGGACGTCTACAGCGCCCGAGTCATCGAGGCGCTCTACGCTGCACGCCAATTGGCCGGCATCATCTCGGCTGTCCGCGAGGACCTCACGGCCTCGGCCGGCAGCGTCGTGCAAGTGCCGTTCATGTCGCCCCGCACGGCGCAGGGCCCCATCGCGGAAGGCGTCGCCCTCTCTGCGACGGACCACGTCACTGGGACGTACCCCATCACGCTCGCCAAGTACGGCGACTACGACCTCGTCCCCACGGAGGTCTTCGAGGACCAGACCATCTTCTCGGAGGCGGACTTCATCGCCAACATGGCGGAAGGCCTCGCCGAGAAGGTCGACGCACTCGTGTACGCTGCCCTGATTGGCGCGGCGGCGGGCAGCACGGTGAACCTGGCCGCGGCCGGCAACTTGTCGGACCTGTACGACAAAATCGTGGACGTCCGTGCCGAGATGCGCAAGGCCAAGGTCAAGCCCAGCCACGTCATCATGGGCCCCGACCAGGAAGCCCAACTCTTGAAGGACACGGACGAGGGCATCAAGTTCGAGAGCATCAACGTCCAGGCCGGACAGGTGCTCGCCGTCGCCGGCATGGAGGTCATCGTGACGCCGCTGGCAAACGCGAACGCCGCCACCGCCGGCATGGTGCAGGCCGTCGTCATCGACGCCCGCCGCGCCATCGGGGAGGCCTGGGGCCGCCGCCCGGACACGACCATCGATGCCGTCTCGAAGGCCGAGAGCGACCAAGTCAAGTTGGTGACCTGGATTCGGTACGGCACGGCCGCCCTGGACCTCGAAGCCATCGGGCATGTTCGGAATGCACCTTAGTTAGGCGGCACTTCTCCGTCCCTTTTCCCTCTTTCTCCTCTTTGCTTCACGACTGAACATCCTGCGACAAGTGCGACATCCTCTTTCTCTGTTCCAGAAATAGTCGTATTCATGGCCCTTTGGGCAGGCGTTTTTCTTGGCGTTCTCTTCTGCGATGCCTGACCGTTTGGCCCAATCACCGCGCCGGATGTTCTCAGCGTGGGTCACCGCTTCAAGATGGTAGGGATTGACGCAGGCTCGATTCCGACATAGATGGTCGAGTTCGAGGCCGTCTGGAATCCCTCCAATGAAATGCTCGAACGAAAGGCTATGAGCCTTGCTTGGTTTCGCGGTTTTATCCACTCTGCTGCCCGTTTTGAGAGCCCCGTACCCTCCGCTCTTGGCGCCAGTCCAAAGCCAACATCCATTGGGTTGTCGCTTGACCTTTTCCTCGAATCGGGCTAGCGTCTTGGCATCCACCAACTAGGCAGGCCATCGGTCCATAATAACTCGCTGAACAAACAGCCAAGGTTTTTGCCGCGAGTATACCTGTCCGCACTAGATGGCAGGTGAGTCCTTCGTCACGTGGACGCTCACGCCAGCCACGACGCCCGCCGAGGTGCGGGCGCTCACGGGCTACGACCAGACCCGCGACGCCAGCGACGCCGACGTCATGGCCATCATCGCGCGCGCGCAGACGTTCGTGACCCACGAACTGAGCGAGCGCATCAAGGACGTCGCCCTCTGGGGCCCCATCGACGGCACGAACACGCGCTTCGAGTTGCCGCCCAGGATGCACGGCCGCGTCCTTTTGAACGCCAGCAACTCGGGCAACGAGAAGGATGATGTGCGCATCCACCTCCGTGCCCCATCTACGGGCGCGCCAGCCGTCTACACGCCCGCCACGGTTGCCTCCACGGACCCTCTGCATGGCCAAGTCGTCCTCTCAGCGGCCCCCACCACTACCAGCGTTGACAGGGTCCTGTTCAGCGGGTGGCTGGTCCTGGCAGCCGTCACGAAGGACCGCTTCAAGGCCTGCGTGGAACTCTACGCCGCCGCCCTGCTGGACTCCCGCGTCCGTGGGCCGGGCAAGGTTGTCCTCTCAAATCCCCAAAATTCCCGCGCTGACGTGCCCCAGGAAGCCCTAGAACGAACGAGGTGGTGGAGCATGTATCAACGAGAGGTCCGGCACTTGCGTCGCTCAGGCAGCAAGGCCGCCAGCGTCAGGACGGGCATGCCAGACTACGGCAGCGACTACGCGTGGTGAGGCATGACGCTCGACGTGCGCCCATCCCTCGGTGCCCTCATCGACGGGGTGACCACGAACGCTGGAGGCCGCAAACAGCGCTTCCAGTACATCCCATGGGGCAGGCATTGGGACGACCGCCGCTGGGCCGCCATCCAGAACGATTCCGCGCGCGTCTCCGCCGGCACGGCGCCCGACAGCGTCATCTCCATCCGTGCCATCGCCAACCCGACGGAGGAGGCGAACGTCGGCGGTGACGCAGCCAAGAACCGCCAGGTCCTCGACATCATGCTCTGGTGGCAAGACGGCGCCGACATCACTGGCCCGGACGCCTTCCGGGCGGCCGTCGTCAACGCGGTCAAGGCCATCGTGCGCGCCAACAAGCGCACCACGTCGCCGGCCACGTTCGTCACCGTCATCGACGTCCGAGACGGCGACGAACTGATGGGCGGCCAGACGGGCACCATCAAGCACCTGGCCATCGTGACGGTGCGCGCGGAGGGACACGAACTCTATGGCTAACGAGGGACGCAGCCCAGACAAACCGCTCTACGTCACGAGCGTCGATGCGCCTGGTCCTGCGCCGACCATCGGTGTCGTAGACCAAGGTGCTCCGAACGCTGGCGGAGCGGAAGCCTGGCCCGTCGTTGACGAAGTCGTCAAGGGCGCCGTGGATGCGGTCGCGTCCACGCTAGGCTCGCCGGCGCAGGCAGGGGAAGCCGCATCTGCCACGACCGATTTGGCCACGGAAGCCACTCTCCAGGCCGTCAGGTCCGGCACCGACAACATCCCGGCCAGCCCTGCCACGACGGGCGGGCAGGCTGCCATCATCACGGCCCTCGGCTCGCCGGCGCAGGCAGGGGAAGCCGCTGCCGCCGCCGCCGGCAAGGCCACCGACGCAACCCTGGCAGCCCTCAACGTGAGCCTGGAGGCCCGACTGAACACGCTCGGACAGAAGGCCAGCCTAGCGTCGGCCCCCGTCGTCCTTTCCACCGAGCAGGAGGCCATCGTCCTCAAGGCGCAACAGGTCGATGCGAACAACAGCAAGTTCATCCAAGCCGCCGACGCGTCCCCCGGAGCACCCTGGGTCGGCACGGCATCCCCCACGAGGTCGCGTGGCGTCATCGGAGTCTTCCTCAACTGCATCAGCCCAGGCCAAGTCATCGCGGGCACCTACACGTTCGAGTTCGGAGAGGATGGCCTAACTTGGCCCATCAGCATCGCGCTACATAGCAGTGACTTCAGCACAATCCGGTTCCGCAAACTCCTGAACGTCGGGGCATACTTTCGGGCGCAGTTCGAGCCGGATGCCCCCCTCGGGGCAGGCTTTGTGGTCCTCACGTCGCAGTTCGCGTTCCAGGCCGAACCGGATTTCGTGGTCCCCGCAGGACACATCTTCGAGGAGGAGGAGGCTGCCTTCTCGAATATCTTCGCGTTCGGGAAGGCGTTCAAGGCAAATGGGCAATCGGTGAACATTCGTGCCACAGAAAACGAGGACCTCCGCGTCGGGTTCCAAGCCGTGCCTGACGCTAACAACAGTGTGGCAGCGGCTCCCCTCGCCGCATACCTTGGCACCCCATTCATCGATGAAAACGCGCTCAGTGCCTACTTTGGAGCACCACCTCCACCGGCACCCGCTGATACTTGGATTGCGCCACTCTGGACTCCAGTGAAGGACTTCGCGGCGTTCAGCCTCGATGCCTTCCATAGTGGCCTGGGTCAAGGCTATGCAATCTGGAGCACGGACGGCGTGAACATATCACGCATAGAGACGACGGCGTTCGGTGGTGCGGGCGCCTTCACGGACCCGCCGCAGGGCTCGAAGTATTTCCGCATTGCGCTCCAGAACCGTAGTGCAGCGCCAACTGTCTTCGTGCTCCACACGCTAATGCGCTACGGTCAGCAGGGCCTCTTCATGTTCCCAGCGGCGGCCCCCATTGATGGCTCCTTCCCTGCCGCACTCGTAAAGAATATAGGGACGGGGCGACAACCAGACGCCGACTACGCAGACCAGCGCACACCAGGGAGCGTCCCCGAGTTCTCGACGCAGACTCCCCTCGGTGTTGCGGCGACGTTCGCGCCCGTTATCACGCCAGGAATAGGTTCTGGCCGCGACCCATTGCAGACGGGACCTGGGTATGATGGCACGGGCTTTGTCTCAGTGTACGTCATCGTGAACGCAAGCAGTCCCAGCGCCACGAACGGCCTTAAAATCGAGTTCAGCAACGACAAGTTCGCCACCATCAACCAAGAGTTCTTGTTTACGTACACGGCGGCAATGGTCGGGAATGGCAGGCGCTTCCTCGTCCCCGCAAACGCGGGTGAGCAGTTCCGAGTGCGGTACGTCAATGGCGGCACGGCGCAGACTGCCTTCGACCTGCGCACAGAGTTGTCCACGACGCAAGTACAAGCCATGTCGGATGACATTGGCCGGGGGTCCCTGCTAATCTCGCCTGGCCTCCGCATTAGTCAAGTCTTGGGCCGCACCCCTAACACCGTGGTGGGCCTCGACCTCACCGCAGACGCGACCCTCTACACAGTCCCGGCCGGGAAGATATTCTACGTCACGAGCATTGAGTGGGGTGGCGAGAACACGAGCACAACGACATCCATGAAGTGTCGGCTCCGCGATGGAGGCGCAGCGGGCACCGTGCAGTCCGTGTTCCTCATCAATGAATCAATAGGCGGCCTCGGCGGCGTCAACGAAACCAGCAACGATTTCAGCGCCTACCAGGAACCCATCCCCTTCACGGTGAACGTGTTCTTTGACGCCGTCACGGGGGCGCCCGTCGTGGATGTCATCCTCGTTGGCTACCTGGAGGACTCTTAGCCGCCTGACACAAATCCGTCAGCCTCAAATGGCCCCTGATGGTCTTTAGCCCGGAGACGCCTGATGCCGACCACGCCTGGCCACGATGCAGTCATCCGCTTCGTTGAGGAGACGACGCCGGGCACCACGCCCACCAATCCCGCCTTGCTGCTTTTCTCACCCGAAGTCCAGAACATCAAGTGGGGCCTCGACCGCAACCAGAAGGAATCGCGCGACGTCGGCAGCATCGACGTCCACGAATACTACGCCCTCCAGAACGCCTACAAAGTAGAAGTCGAGTTCCACGCCTACGACTGGGACCGCTTGTGGGACTTCTTCACGCGCGAGACGGACGGGACCGTCCGCCCCTACACCCTGGAAATCATCCCCAACAAGTCAGCCGGTGCAGGCAACGTCGTCTACTTCCGGGGCAGGGGCTGGAAGCCCAACTCGGTCAACTTGAAGGGCGACGTCGACAACGCCTACATGCTCACCATCTCCTTCGAGGGCGGCCTCTGGGCAGCCCCAGTGACGACGGACCCCGGCATCGGGACGGGCAGCCGCGAGGACGCCACGGCCTTCTCCGGCCAGACCATTGCCCTATTCAGTGATGGCGCCATCACGCTCGACGGCGCCGCGTGGGCTGTCCTCTTGGGGTCCCTGGACTTGACGGTGGAACACGGCGTCAAGGTCCACCGCAACACCGGCAACAAGGACCCGAAGGTGGACGTGAGCGTCAGTGGGCCCCGTACCATCAAGGGCTCCTGCGACATCAGCATGGACGCCGGCTTCAAGACCCAATGGGACAAAGTCGTGGCCGGCGCAAGCCATGAAATCATCATCCCCTTCGGTATCGCCGGCAGCCCAAAATTGACGCTGGGCGGCGTCTACTTCCCCTCCATCGACGCCGAAGTCGCAGTCGACACTGACCTCCTCATGGGTGGCCAGCCGTTCACGGCGACGACCCTGACACCCGGCACGGTGTAGCAGGGCGTCGAGGAGGGAGGCCCTACGACATGCAGACCTACACGTTTCCGTGGATGAATGATGGCAAGCCCTTCGACTTCGGCCGCGACCGCGTAACGCCGCACGGCGCGCGGGCGAGTGCCGCACACAAGACCATGGTCTTGAAGGAGGCGCTCTTCGAGGCCGCCAAATCACCCAACCCGCTGACGCCCCTCATGGTGCAAGTCATCATTGAGGCCGCCAAGGAGGAGGCAACCCTGGCGCAGGGTCAGGCGCTCATGTATTGGGCGCTCGTGCAAGTCGATGAGCGCGTCAAGGCTCTCGGGATGGATGCCGTGATGCAGCGGTTGTCCCTCCGGGCCTTCACCGACATGTTGGGTGTCCTGCAACCTGACGACGCTGACAAGAATGGGGCTGCCCGCCCTTTGGTGACTCCGACCTAGTGGAGGCCATACAGGGCGCCGTGGCGTCCTACGCCGCCACGACCGGCTGGAGCACTCACGTCGTTTGGGGGACGCCGTGGGAGGAGTTGCAGGCCGTCTCGAATGCCTTGGCGAAGCGACAAGGCAAGGACTACAAGCGCCGCCTAACTTCTAGGGAGCGGGACAGAAAGGCGGCAGTCCTGGCGCGAGCCAGGACGCTGCCTGGCCCCGGAGCCTAGCGTGGGCGTCATCGAGGAACTGCTCGTCCGCATCGTTGGCGACAACAGCGACCTGAAGGCCGCGTTGGGCGACAGCGAGAAGCAGATTCAAAGCATGGGCAAGAGCCTGGAGTCTGGCTTGAAGGCAGCCAACAAGGCGGCGCTCGTGGTGGGGGCGGCCGTCGTCGCGATTGGTGGCCTCGCCATTCACTCGGCCATGGACTTCGAGAAGGCCTTCGCTGGCGTCGTCCAGAACGTGAACGACTCTGAGGAGGCCTTGGCCCGGTTGAGGGGTGAGTTGCGTGAGATGGCGAAGGATACGGGCTTTGCCGCGACCGCTCTCTCGTCGGTAGCGTCTGCGGCTGGTGAATTGGGGTTCAATGCTCAGGCCGCGAAGGACTTCACGCAAACCGTCACGGACTTCGCCCGAGCCACTGGCGCTAGTCTGGAGGAGGCGACGACGGCGTTGGAGGGCTACGTGCGGCAGGCGCAAGTGGCGCCCGGCGCCGTGCGGGAACTTACGAGCGTCGCTGTCGCGCTCTCGGATAAGTTGGGTGGTCAAGAGGAGAACCTCTTAGCCATCGCGGCCAGCCTGGATGCGACGACGAAGGCGGCAGGAATTGGAAAGGTCGGGACGCTCGCCATGGCTGGTGCGTTGAATGCGCTCGGCATCGACGCCGGTCGGGGTGCCTCGGCGTTCAAGGGGCTCCTCGTGAACATGTCGGGCGCCATCGCTAAGGGTGGTAAGGAATTGGAGGGTTTCGCGCAAATCGCGGGCATGTCGAGTGCAGCCTTCGCGAAGGGCTTCAAGGAGGACGCTGCCGGCGCCGTGCAGGCTTTCCTCGTGGGTTTGCGGGGCATCCAGGGTGACTCGACCACGACCATCAATGCCCTCGACGCCTTGGGCCTCGCAGACAACTTGACTCGCGACACGCTCCTGCGAGCGGCGGAGGGGGCAGACAAGTTCGGTCTGGCCCTGCAGACGGCGACGAATGAGGCAGCCAATGCCACGGCGCTCACCAACAATGCAGCCATCGCTAACGAGACGGCTGCCGTCAAGTTTGAGAAACTCCAGCAACGAGTCAATGACCTCGGCATCAGCATCGGGGCCGCTCTGCTTCCGGCCTTCGAGGCGCTCATCGGCGTCATTGGCCCAGTGGTGGATTGGTTGGGCCAAAACGAGGAAGTCGCCACCGCCCTTCTCGTGACGTTTGGTTTCCTGGCAGCGGCCATCATTGCCGTCAATTTGGCCACCAAGGCTTACGTCGCAATTACGGCCATCGTGAAGGCCGCCACCATCGCGTGGACCGCCATCCAGTGGCTCCTGAACATCGCCTTGACGGCCAACCCAATCGGAATCATCATCGTCGCCATCGCAGCCCTCGTGGCGGCCATCATCATCGTCATAGCGTTCTGGGACGAAATCCTGGGCGGCATGAAGATAGTAGCCGACTGGATTGTCGGCGTGTTCCAAGGCATCTGGCAGGGCCTCGCTGACTTCTTCGTCAGCCTCTGGGAAGGCGTCAAGGCGGTCTTCTCTGCCGCAT